CGGCGGAAGTCTTTCCCAGCGCCCCGAGCAGCTTGCGCCAGCCATCTTCGCAGGGCGATGCCGCGCGGATGGCTGCAAGGGTGGTGGTGGATGCGTAGGCCATGGTCATCGTCGTCTCTCCCGTGTTCGTATGGTCACCAATCTACACGACCTGGCGGGGCTGTCAAACCCTTTTGTTGTGCAGCGGGCATTATTTTTGTATTGCAAGGCGCGGCGTCATGCTGTAGCGTTCAGGCATGGACAAAAAAGCACCTGCACTTCTCAAGCAATGGCTGGAAGCCGAAGGCCGCAAGATCAAGTGGCTTGCGGCAAAGGTTCCAGCTGATCGCGCAACCGTTTCGATTTGGGTAAACGGGCACCAAATGCCCCGCCTAGAATATCGGCAACGCCTGCAAGAGGTGACGGGCCTTCCTGTAGCAGATGAAAGGGCTTGGCTGTGACCGATGACTTCAAGGAACTGACTTCTGCCTGCGGGGATTTTGTCATTTCCCCGGCGCACGGCATTGCTGCAATCGCTCTGCAAATGGCGATGAAGTATCATGACATGAGCATGATCAAGGACGGCGCGATGTATCAGCAATACAAGCTGGAAGGCCGGAACATCACGAACATTGACCTGTCGGACGTGTTCGAAACCGCCATACAGATTGAGGCGCATCTTTTATCGTCCAGCGAGCGAGTTGCGGAAATCATCGTTGGTGCCCTTATGATGCCAGAGGACGAGGAAGAAGCCGAGGTGCCAGCATGACCGACCTAACCTTCGCTATCATCCTCGTCTTCACTGTGGTTTTCCTCGCCGTCCTTTGCGCGCTGGCGTTCTGGGCCTACGTCATAGACCGCAACCGGGGCCTGTTCGGCGATGCCTTGCCGCGCCATACTGATGAGGAGAGGTTTCTATGACCACAAAGATAATCGTTCTGCGCGAAAGCCCGCGCGACAGCCTTATCCGCGATGGGGGTTCTGTTCTGGCATCGTGGCTGATGATCCTGCCCGGATGGTGGCTGGGGTCGGGCGTCCTGTCGTTCATCGGCGGCGTTCTGTTCCTGCTGGTCATCGGCACTCGCGCTGCAGGCGTTCGCAAGTCCATGCAGAAGACCCCGCAAGAAGCTTTGGCCGAAGTGCAGGCCATCATCGCCGCCGAGGCCCAGCCATGACAACCCCCGCCCGTAAAGCCGCGCTGCACGGTGACGCCACATGACCCATTCCGACACCGATCCGGCGGTCAATCCGGAGCCTCGCCTCCCTGCCAACTCCCCCGGCCCAACGGCTGGGGGTTTTTCTCCCGCCGAAGCCATCCGCCGCTGCACCACAGTGGCCGAGTGCCACGCGCTGCGGGCCAGCCTGGGCGAGATGAATAGCGCGACCTACATGGCGCTGTTGATGCGGATTGAGGCGTTGAGGAAGGCTGGACGGGACTAATCTACCAGCTTGGCGGAACAGTCCCGTTTTGCGATCACCAAGGTTTGCCCGCCTCTGCGCACCAAAGCCACATCGTCATGCGTCAGGCTGAACCGCTTGATGTAAGCCTTGGCATCGTCCATCGCCTCGGTGCTTAGGTCGCTGGCGTAGATCACTGGGCCAACTATAGGCTTTGGGTGAGCCATTCCTGAAACGCCTCCCATGCAGCATCGCAGCCCAAGGCCACACAGGCGAAAGCCCCGGCGTTATGAGCCGCTGTCAGGTATTCAATCTGTCCGTCTTGCCACGCACTTTGGGTTCTATCCCGGCGCTTCATCTCGCAGACGAAAGTCACCCGCCCTGGAATAATAATGTCGGACGCTCCCGGCGTCATGCCCTCGGCCTTGTGCCTGCTGACCGCGCCGAACTGCCCGCCGGTCTTCTGCCCCTCATTGCGAGGGTGAAGCGCCGTCAAGCCGTAGCTATCGGGATAGGCATCCCGAACCCGGCGAAAGAACGTGATTTGCTCAAGCGCCTCTGTCGGACACTTGCCGCGAAAGCCCGTGTCGCCATAGACGGGGAACGGCAGATCATTCAGGCGCATGGTCTGGCTCACGGTTATAGGCGCGGATTTCAAAGAAGTTGGTGGCGGGGTCTTTGCGATAAGTGACGGTCTTGGGATGAATGGCGCCTAGGTCTGTCGCGTTAGACCATGCCTCAAACTGCGCTATGCCGCGCTGATGCTTGGCGTTCAGCATAAACCAAGTTGTAAATTGCCTGTATGGAGTCACCCAGCCAACTTTCATCGTTGCATTGCCCTTTGCGCTTATGCCGGACTGGCAAGTCATGCTGATGACCTGATCCGTCTGCCATTGCGTCGGGTCGCGCTTGAACGCTTTGAACTCTGCACGCAATCGCGTGTTCGGATCAACGATCTCGCCCTTGCATTCCTTGCAGTAGCGCGCCGCAATGTCGTTTTCGGCTTCGCAATGCGGGCATGGCTTGAAGGTCCAGCGATAGCCGCAGCGTTCGTATTCCCCGCGCTTGCCGGTCTGGGTCATCCCCATGCAGCGCCGTCCGAAGTGCGCCGGGATCGGGCCGAAGTCAGACATCATCTGCCGCCCGTCTAGGTCCAGCGCATAGCCCGCCGCATCCGTCTTGACGCCAAGATACTGCTGGTTCACGGTGAAGCTGTTTTCATAGGCACAAATCGGGCAGACGCAGGTCAGCCCACCACCTTCCCCGCCGCCTTTGCCAGCCTTCACCACGGGCGCGAACAGATCACCGTCTGGGCAATGGTCCTCAAGGTTCGTGGTGTAGTCCAACACGAGGCAATCCGTCTTGCCGGGGCTGGTTCGCAATCCTCGCCCGATGATCTGCTGTAGCAGGCCGACGCTTTCGGTCTTCCGCAGGATGGCAATCAGGTCCACATGCGGCGCATCAAAGCCCACGGTCAGAACCGACACGTTGACCATATACTTGAGGTCGAGCGCCTTGAAACGCCGAATCAAGCTGTCCCGCTCGCCCTTTGGGGTTTCCCCTGTCACGATGGCCGATAGCTGCGGCGGCAGGCTGGCCAGCACTTCCCGCGCATGTTGCACGGTGGCGGCAAAGAACATCACACCTTGGCGTTGGGCTGCCTGTGCTACGACATCCGCGACGATAGCCGCTGTCTTGCGCCCGTGGCCGTGGTAGGCGCGATCAACAGCCTCGGCATCGAATTGCCCCCGGCTGTTCAGGGCCAACCCTGCGGTGTCATATCCCGTGGCGTTGATTTCCCCGATCACCGGCTTGGTCAGAAAGCCCTGGTCGATCAGTTCTCGCGCGCCCACTTTATAGACGCACTTGGCGAAGTAAGGGTCGCGGGCGGAATCCTCACCGTTTACCCTCCCCTCTGGCCCCTCTCTGAAAATCCACCCAGATCCCAGCCGATAGGGCGTGGCCGTCAGCCCCAGCACCCGCAGGTTCTGGTTGCCTTGCCGCATTTCCGCGACGATGCCCTGGACGGTCGGCGTGATGCCATGGGCCTCATCAATGACGACCAGCGCATAGCCGTCGTTGCCCGCGCGCTTGAAGGCGCTGATCCGGTTCTTGACGGTCAGTGGTGATCCGAAAACCACCGCGTTGGTTCGGTCATACCGCCAAGGCCCCGGCGTCCATTTCGGTTGTTCGGTCATTCCATGCTCTCCATATTGTCCACAAAGCCCTGCCCGAACAACTCCCATGCCTGATCCCGGTCGAGGATTTCCGGCATGGCGTAGAGGTCATCAACGTCGCAGAGCGCCACGCCGATCACCTCTTTGGCGACCAGCCGATAGCCGTAGTCCTCGCCCAGATCGTCTTGTTCATTGCGCAGGAACACGGTGATCTCGCGCAGGTCGTCGCCGCCGATAACGTCGGACACGGTGTCCATGATCGCGGTGCTGTCGGCGCGGTTGTTCAGCGCGCCGAAGGTCATCTCGGGAAAGCGGTGGTGTTCCATGGCGTGTTCTCCCTGTGAGGTTCAGGCTGCGGTGAGGGTGGCTTCACTTGCCGCCAGCATCTGCCGAAGTTGTTTTTCTTGGGCGTCCCGTGCGGCGTCCCGTGCGGCGTCCCATGCGGCGGCCCCTGCGGCCCGTGCGGCGTCCCATGCGGCGGCCCCTGCGGCGGCAATGGCGGCGGCCCATGCGGCTTCCCATGCGGCTTCCCGTGCGGCCCATGCGGCTTTCCGTGCGGCTTCCCGTGCGGCGGCCCGTGCGGCGTCCCGTGCGGCGTCATCCGCTTCGTCATTCCGCAGCATCGCGATCTGATCGCGGACGCGGGCATCGTCGGGACGTTCCGCTTCGAACAGGTGCAACACCTGCTCCGCACACCACGCTTGGAAATGCCTAGCCAGCCGGTCATCCGGCATCGCGTAGGACAGCACCCAAAGCGCGTCGTCCAAGCCGTTGCTGTCCAGAACCGTCAGCAGGTCCAGAGGCTCGTCATCGGCGGAAGTCTTTCCCAGCGCCCCGAGCAGCTTGCGCCAGCCATCTTCGCAGGGCGATGCCGCGCGGATGGCTGCAAGGGTGGTGGTGGATGCGTAGGCCATGGTCATCGTCGTCTCTCC